AAGTATATCAAGTTCTCTTAGATTTTTTAAATCTATATCTCTATTTACTTGCATTATCTTTTTCTGAATAGTTTATATTTGGAATATTGCTTTTATCATCAAAAGTATTAATATTATCAAAACTACTATCAACAGGGAGTTCATCGCTTTCAATGTATGTTTCATAACTATATTCTTTATCTCCAAAACGGGAGCTTCTTATTTCTTGCTCTGTCAAAACACCCATATCTAAATACTTTTTGTCTGTATCAGCTTGTTTGTTTCTTGTTTCTGCTTTAGTTTTGTTGTCTTCTTGCCAAAGGGAACGATAAATAAAAGGTATTTCGTCAAAATAATTTAACATTGCTCCAATATAGCTCAAAACCTTTTCTAATATTGGTCTTAAATAATTTTCTTGATTCTGACTAATGAAATTATAAAAGTCTTTTTCTTGACTGCTACCACTTTGACCACCTATTGAGCTTTGAGGGTTTTGTCCAAGTAGAAGTGTTTGTGGAATATTTGATTCGGCAACAAGTCTTTTTTCCAAAATTTCAATAGTCTTATCTAAACCAGTTAAATTTGTAGTATTTTTGACATATTGGTCTTTGCTGTCCAAAACAACAGCATTTACTACACTTATAGCCTCTTCAATAAGCTCAAGTTTTTTTATAACTTTTTTTTCGCCATCTTGTTCATCCGCAAGTGCTTCATTTAAGCCATCCATCAGTAGGACTTTTGTAATAACATCTTGCATAATTGTAGAAATAAGGTCGTGACCTGTTTGATAGTTTTGAATCCCATCAAAAAGGCATTCAAAAATGCTATCGCCATGACCATTATTTAAAAGTCTTTGAGAAGTTGTAACTTCCTCACCATCAAAGTATAAACATCTTGACTTATGTATTTTTTGATTACCTTTTTGAGTGAAAACTTGATAATATTTAGTTTCAGTATTTGATTGATAATTTTCAAATTGGAAGCTATATCTATCATACAAGGCAAATGATTCTATATCAGATATATTATTAAAATTTACAGGTTCTTCAAGAGTTTCAGAACCATCTGAAATACCCATAACAACAAGACAAGAGCCTGTTACTCTTGCTTCTTTCATAGCTTTATTTAGAATTGGGAAAAGTCTTAATCTCTTTATTATTTTTATAAACTCATCTGAATTGTCTGTGTTTATGTCTATACCTTCCCTTGTCATTTCATTAGGGATAATATTTACAAGTTTTTTTGCAATTCCAGAATGTCTATATAGAGCTTGAACTTCTTGCTGATGTTTTACTCTGTTTGGATAAAAATAAAAATTACTTCTTTTATCCTTATTTGTTCCAACACTTGTAATTACATTGCTAAATCCATCATTACGCAAGGAATTATAGGTTTTTCTAGTATTTATTACTTTTGTTTTTTTTGACATATTTCTAAAAAATTATAATTTATTTCCAACCAGCAAAAGCATTTAAAGCTAAAGCTAATAAACTAAATGCACCACTCGAACCATCGACCATATCGTCATGAGAACCATCAGGGAAAGCCTCTAGTTCTTTTATATATTCACTATTCCAAGGACCATACAAAATACTTATATTTCCTCCCTCAGCCTGTGAACTAAATGGAGAAGCTCTTGTAATCTTATTTTGACTAACTTTATTTAGTTTTAATGAATAACCAGCTAAAACTTTTGTATAATAATCAGCTTCAAATTGACCACTTGCACCTGGTTCAACTTCTAAACCAATTATATATTTACCTTTCCACTCAGCGTGGTCTTGCTTAGCAGTGTTTATTATTATATTTTCAACTTCGGAAGGTGAGCCTCTGAAATGTTTTACATCTAATATTATGTAAGACTTTTGGTCAGTTCTACCCATCAATACACCAGCCGTATAATCAGGGTCTTTATTCTCTTTTTTGGGCTTTGTTGAAGCTCTATCCCAGTATCTACAAACTTTTACAATCTTTTCAGGATTAATCCTATGAGCAATACTAAAATATTGCTCTTTGAAATATAGACCAGCAGAAGGTTTTATTTTCCAGTTACCATTAAGCAACTGCATACGGTCAACATAAGGCAATGATAAAAGCTTTGCTTCATAATCAGGGTCATTTTCACAAAGAATTTTATTATCTTTTAATGAGCTAGGAATAAAGGTAACAGATAATGGATTCTGCTTTGGGTATCTTTCTTTTAGTTCTTCTTTTGTATCAGACCAAACAATTTGGTTTCCATCTCTTACAAACCATCTAAGCTTTCCACTTTTTGATTCGTCTGCATACTCACCATTTTCATCAAGCCACCATAAAATAAATTTTTTAACCCAACTGTCAGGGTCGGGATTACAAGTAGCTCGAATATAAGGTTTAATGCCCTCGCAACTACCAGCTCTATTTCTTGAAAGCAAGTAGAAGAATTGTGTTTCTGTAAAGTGTGTAAGTTCATCAAAACAAATAAGCGGGATTTGTGCACCTTGATAATTTGTCTTATCTTTTTCTCTTTGCAAATGAGCAAAACCAATTACAGCTCCATTTATTTTCCCTGTTTTTGAATTTGGGAATGTCCATGTTAGGTCTGTTAGATTACTTTTTGCTCCAAAATATGGGAAAACATTTTCTGTATCATCCCATATACCACCTTGCATTTTAACTTGTTGATAAGTTCTTCTAAAGATTACAGCATTAAATTTTGGATTATCTGTAAATCTTAGACATTCCATTATCAAAGACCAAGTTTTTCCACCACCAGCTCCACCACCATAAATTGCAATGTCAGCTGCAGAACTCAAAAAAGCAGTTTGTTTACCAGCTTGTGGACGAAAAGTAATATTATTTACTTTCGCTTGTTCTTGCATTGTCAGGTATTTCTAATATAACTCTTTGAACAGTTTGAGTATTATTAATATCAGCTGTTATTTCTTGCTTTTCGGGAGCATTTAAACCTTTTAGTTTTGCTGTTTTTTCAATACAATCATTTATAATAGCTAAATATCTTGGGTCACCAGAACTATTTATTGTTTGTTTTATATCTTTTTCATTTCTGCCAAACTGTGTATCTTGCCAACCTGTAATATGTTTAGTTTGAGATTTCAAACTTTTTTCGTATGCCTTCCATGCCTCTGCTTGTACAAGTTGTAGTTTTTCTATTTGCATTTGTCTTGCTTCTTCAGAATTTTTTTCAGCTTGTTTTGTCCATTCTTTTTTCAGCTTCATAGCATCAAGCTTGACTTGTTGCTCTGTTATATTGTACTTTTTCGCTATTTTAGCATAGACAACTTCTTTTAGAATTAATTCTGGAAGCTCTGACAAATATTTAGCTCTTCTTGTCCTTGACTGGTGTTGACCTACTTTTCTTGGCATACATAGTTTAAATATAAGTTTAATTAAAAAAGGGGAAATAGTAATAATGATAGGCAATAGCTGACAAAATAATATTGCCTATCTATTTTTATAAGGGGAATTTATAATTTTCTACTCTAATATTATCATAAGGTTTTTCTCACTTTTGTTGCAAAATTGTTGCATTTTTTTCTCACCTCAACCGCTGTATTAAAATAATATCTTATGTTTTAGCGATTGAAAAAATTAGCGTTTTTTTACAGTTTTTTTGATGAAGAAAAAACCATTAAATTTTAATTAAATGTTTATTTCATTTCTATTAAAATAGATTGTTAACTAGCATTGTTAGCTAAGTTTATCATCAGGCTGTCAAGGCTTTTAGACCTTGTTCTATAAAATTTATTTCGGTTTTGCTCCAGCATTCTTATTTTTTTTGAGAACTTTTGAAGCTCTTGTGGAAGAGAAGAGTTTGGATTGATGTTATAAAGTAAAATCGCTTTACATTCAGGTTTTAGGGTGTTTATTGAGGCTTTGAAAATTGTATAAGGTATATGAACAATATGAACAATAATAAGAGATGGTTCACATTGCAAATCAAAAATACCATCTTCTTCAAAATCAAAAGTTTTTTTTATGTTTGTTACTTTTGTTTGAACTGGTGTTGGGTTTACATGTGTTTTGTACTGCTTGAGAGTTCTTCGGAAGTTGTCATATATGAAGTCTTGTTTTTGAGGATACAACTTTTTGAGATATACAAGAATATCTTTTTTTGGATTCTCACTATATATATCGAAAATATTGTTGCTTTTTTGTTCCCCAATTTTTGCCTTCATAAGCACCTTTTTTTGATTTAATTTGTTTATAATAAGAATATATTTAAGATAATTTTAGCACAAAAACAAGATAAAAACAAAGCTAAATTATCATTATAAGTGAGTTTTAGAGTTTAGTTTAAGTTTTATAATATAAGGGGAAAATCATGAATCTATTGTCATTCCAAGAAATTGGAGAATATTTAAATTTGACTTATAACGAGGTTTATAATCTCTATAAACCTTTAAAAAATGTCTTTGAAGCATATTCAAAGCGTGGAGATAACAATTCATTAATTTTTGAAAGTAGTGCTCTAGCTATATTTGAGAGGGCTAAATATCTAAAAGAACAAGGGTTTAAACTTGAAGAAATTGGGAAAAAAATAAAAGAAGAGATGAATATAAATGCAGAAAAAGAAGAACCAAGCCTAGAAAAACCAAACGAGTATAAATATGCTTTAGAAAAGATAGAAAGCATGTATAATAAGGTTTTTGAGAAACAAGAAGAAATAATAAAACTACAAATAAACCAGCAAAACTTAGAAAAAACCAATTATATCCTACAATCTCAGTTACTTTTACTTACAGATGGAAAGACACCAGAAGAAGTAAAAAAAGAAAAAGAAGAACAAATATTTCTTGAGCAACAAAAAAAAGAAAAGAAACAAAAACTTTTGTTTGAACTAGAGCAGCTGCAAGGGAAGTTCTTTCAAAAAAAGAGAAAACTAGAGATTATAAACGAGCTTAAAGAGTTATAAACACTTGGTTTGATGGTCTTTTTGGAAAAGAGTGTATCTTATAAACGGTCGTTATCATATATACAGAACTAAAATATAAGCAAGACCTTCCAAAATTTATAAGGTCTTGCATTGATAATCTTTAAACCAATTTTTCAGCTTTTTCTATATTTTAGCACTTAAAAAATAATCAATCTTATTTTTTATAAATCTAAAATTCTTGAAACAAAGTAAACTCGTTAAAATTTTCATTATCGATTACGAGATTTTTTTTATCTTAAAAGAAATAGGTTTACTTGGTTCTTTTTTATCTTTCATTTTATCCAAAGAATTTTTTATTTTTTGAGCTGTTTCTGGTGTAATTGTTACTGATTTTGCAATATTGTTGTTTTTCACTGCTGACAGCTCTACTTTCTTTTGTTGCTCTTCTTTTGTTTCTTCTTCTTCTATAGAAAAAGACATAACTTTTATAGGTTTCATTTTTTCAATATAAGCTGGAACATAAACATTAGAAATAATCTTTTCAAAGTTATTACTCAGAACTAAAAAGTCATCTTTTATTAAAATATTTTCTCCAAATTGCAAACAATATTTTTCTTTATCTATATGAATGTTTAGTTGTATATATTTAATAATTCCATCATCTACTTCAAGAGGCAGAATATAAGAAAATTGTCTTATTTCTTCATTGTCATCAAAAAATTGAAGCTGTTGATTTTTTATTTTCTCTTCAGCGTTACGATACCCTTTTATTATTTCAGGAATTGCAACTTCAATATTATTTTTACATACTTCATAAAACTGCAATAAATTATCTTTACTAAACCAATATTTCCCAATTTTTATTAAGTTGACATCTGGATTTATATCAACTTGAACTTCTCTTGTCCAGTTTGTTTCTTTAGTATCGGGATGTTGATACTTGATATAAACAGTAGCACTAATAATATTTGTAATAGTACCTATTTTAGCTTCATTTATTTCTTTATATTCTTGAGAAAAAGCTCTCATTAATTTGTTTTCTAGTTCTTCTTTTTTCATCTTATTTACTTTTCCTTTTTATTTCTAATTTTTATAAAAAATGGTTAAATCTTCTTTGTTGGAAGAAAATACTTTCTTCCAATTCTTTTAGTTTTTTTTCTGAATTCTTCAGCTTTTGGGCAAGTTGAAAAATGAGAAATATAGCCTTCACCAAGATTGCTAAGCTTCCCAACCTCTCCAGATGCTGAGACAACAACTATATCTGTTTCAAGCTGAGATGGATTTTTAATAAGTTTTGGGTCAACTGGATTAACTTTTCAAGACTTAAGTTTTATCCAAAAAATTTCTTGACCACAAC